CGTCTACGAGATGGTCGAAACGCCGGAGGAGACAGGCTTCGCGGACATCGAATGTCGCCTGAACCTTGTCGAAGCCGCCGCAGAGCTTTTTGAGGACGGCGGGCACGCGGTGGCTTGGTGCATGAAGCGCATCTAAGCCACGCCAAACAACAAAACAGCCCTTCGGGGCTGCTTCTCGTATTGCCGCTATTGAGCGGCTTTTTTGATGGGGGTGATTGCTTGCGGAAACTGACGGACTACAAGCCGACGAAGTTTATGGCAGAGGACGCACATTATGACAAAGCAACTGCGGACTATGCTGTGGGCTTTATCGAGTGCCTGTGCCATACGAAGGGGACGTGGGCAAGAAAACCCTTCGAGCTGATTGACTGGCAGGAGCGCATCATCCGTGACATTTTCGGAATTTTGAAGCCGAACGGCTATCGCCAGTTCAACACGGCATACGTCGAGATTCCCAAGAAGCAAGGAAAATCAGAGCTTGCTGCCGCCGTCGCACTCCTCCTTTGCTGCGGCGATGGAGAGGAACGCGCCGAGGTGTACGGCTGCGCCGCTGATCGTCAACAGGCAAGTATCGTCTTTGAGGTCGCAGCAGATATGGTGCGGATGTGTCCCGCACTCAGCAAACGAGTGAAGATTCTCGCCTCCCAGAAGCGGATGGTGTATCTGCCAACGAACAGTTTCTACCAAGTCCTCTCGGCAGAGGCGTACTCGAAGCACGGCTTCAACATTCACGGTGTTGTGTTCGACGAACTGCATACACAGCCGAACCGCAAGCTCTTTGATGTCATGACAAAAGGCTCCGGTGATGCGCGTATGCAGCCGCTTTACTTCCTTATCACCACAGCAGGAACGGACACGCAGTCCATCTGCTATGAGACGCATCAGAAAGCGAAGGACATTCTCGAAGGGAGAAAGATCGACCCGACCTTCTATCCTGTGATCTACGGAGCGAAGGAGGATGAGGACTGGACAGCCCCCGAGGTCTGGAAGCGGTCGAATCCGTCCCTCGGTATCACGGTCGGCATCGACAAGGTACAGGCGGCCTGCGACTCCGCACGGCAGAATCCCGCCGAGGAGAACAGCTTTCGTCAGCTTCGCCTGAATCAGTGGGTGAAGCAGTCCGTACGGTGGATGCCAATGGACAAGTGGGATGCGTGCGCTATGCCCGTGGATGCAGAAGCCTTGGAAAGTCGTGTCTGTTACGGCGGACTTGATCTTTCTTCCACGATGGATATTACGGCGTTTGTTCTCGTATTTCCACCGACGGAGGAGGACGAGCCGTTTGCCGTGCTTCCATATTTCTGGATTCCCGAGGAGAACATTGACCTGCGTGTGCGGCGCGACCATGTGCCGTATGACGTGTGGGAGAGGCAGGGCTTTCTTATGACCACAGAGGGAAATGTGGTTCACTACGGATTCATCGAGGCGTTCATCGAGAAACTAGGCGAGAAGTACAACATCCGTGAGATTGCGTTCGACCGATGGGGCGCAGTGCAGATGGTTCAGAATCTTGAAGGGATGGGCTTCACCGTTGTTCCATTCGGGCAGGGCTTCAAGGATATGAGCCCGCCGACCAAGGAGTTGATGAAGCTGACACTGGAAAAGAAAATAGCACACGGCGGGCATCCCGTCATGCGCTGGATGGCAGACAACATCTTTATTCGCACCGATCCTGCGGGGAACATCAAGGCAGACAAGGAGAAGTCCACCGAGAAGATCGACGGTGTGATTGCCCTGATTATGGCACTGGATCGTGCAATTCGCTGTGGGAATGATACGTCAGAATCGGTGTATGAAAATCGTGGGGTGTTGGTGTTTTAGATGGTTAAATTTGCACAAAGGGTAGATGAAACATAGGCTGAAATGCTCCACGCACATACTCAAGCAGAAAGGCATCATCTTATAGCAAGACAAATTTGTCACTCATGAATTAATTAGGGAAACGATTCCCCAATCAAAGTCACTGGATAACGAGAGATGGCGACCGCTTTCAAGATGAAATCGCATTTCCTTGATATAAGAAGGTAAATCGTGCGGAAGGTCAATCCCGCAAGACCCTGTAAAATCAAAGTCTGCTGTATCGAAGGTTTGCGCGTGTACCGTAATCCCTGTTATTTTTTCGCCTATCAAATGGGAAAATGGTTCTTGAAGATGACAGCGAGCTAAATCTTCGACACGGCAGTAAAATTTTTCTGGAATGCTGTCTTTCGATATGCGGACAGAACTTGATTCATTGAATGTGATTTCAAATTTCCCGTGTGTGGTTATCAGAACGATTGGATTATCAAACTCAAATGTCCATGAGCTTTCCTGTATGGAAGGGGGACCAAACATACAAGGATACTCTACGACAGCGATTTCTTGTATCACGGCATCAAACATTCCAATCAACTCAACATATTCTTTCAAATGGTTCGGCTGTTGGATTACAGGAGCTTGCCACTTATAGAGAGAAAATTCGTCTTTGGGTAAAGAAACCTCATCCTTTAGCCTTTGAATATTATTGTCCATAATGAACTTTTTTATTTGATCCATACAAACACCTCTTGATTTTGAAATTCTCTAGGATGCATCATTACTAATAGTATGTAATTCCCGGAAGCAAATATGCTCTATATAGAGACGACCTCTTTTTCTTTTTCCTAATTTTGGAGAGGAGAATAACATATGAATCTATTCAGCATACTCTTTCGTTCGCGGGACAAGCCCACAAATCACCTCGGCGGCTTGTCCTTTTTGTTTGGACAGACGGCGGCGGGCAAGGCAGTCAACGAACGGACGGCAATGCAGACGACGGCGGTTTATGCCTGTGTGCGTATCCTCGCGGAATCCATCGCAGGGCTGCCACTTCACGTCTACGCCTACCAAGGGCAGGGAAAGGAGCGCGTGCCGGAGCATCCGCTCTACTTCCTGCTCCACGATGCACCGAATCCTGAAATGACCTCCTTTATATTTCGCGAAACAATGATGAGTCACCTTCTTTTGTGGGGGAATGCGTACGCACAAATTTTGCGGGATGGCAGAGGCAAGGTTCTCGGACTCTATCCTCTCCTCCCGGACAAGATGGAGGTCAGTCGCGACAGCCGCACGGGTGAACTCTACTACGCCTACACGAGAAGCACGGAGGAGAATCCGAATTTTGCGGACAAGGGGCAGATTCGTTTGCGGCGTGAAGATGTGCTGCATATTCCGGGGCTTGGATTTGACGGTCTTGTGGGTTATTCTCCCATTGCTATGGCAAAGAATGCCATTGGCATTGCGCTTGCAACGGAGGAATACGGCGCGGCATTCTTCAAGAATGGTGCGCGTCCGGGCGGCGTTTTGGAGCATCCCGGTGTTCTCAAAGACCCGTCGAAGCTGCGAGAGAGTTGGCACGCCGTCTACGGCGGTACGATGAACACGGGAAAGATCGCTGTCCTCGAGGAGGGCGTGAAGTATCAGCAGATTGCCATACCTCCTGAGGAGGCACAGTTCCTTGAGACGAGGAAGTTCCAGATTGACGAGATTGCACGTCTCTACCGTGTGCCGCCGCATATGGTCGGAGACTTGGAGAAATCCTCGTTTTCCAATATCGAGCAACAGTCCTTGGAGTTCGTTAAATACACCTTGAATCCGTGGGTAATGCGATGGGAGCAGTCCCTGCAGAAAGCACTGCTGACGGATAAAGAGCGGAAGGACTACTTCATCCGCTTCAACGTAGACGGCCTGCTGCGCGGGGACTACAAGAGCCGTATGGAGGGCTATGCCATCGGGCGTCAGAACGGATGGCTCTCCGCGAACGACATCCGCAGTCTCGAGGACATGAATCCGATTGAATCTACCGAGGGCGGTGATTTGTATCTCATCAACGGGAATATGACAAAACTAAGGGACGCAGGTTTATTCGCCAACAAGAAAGGAGAGGGCGATGAAACGTAAATTTTGGAACTGGGTACGGAACGAGGGAGAGAAGCGAATCTTGCTTCTGGACGGTGAAATCTCGGACGAAACGTGGTGGGGCGATGAGGTCACACCTCAGATGTTCCGCTCTGAGCTGAACGCTGCCGAGGGAGATATTGACCTCTGGATCAACTCGCCGGGCGGCGACTGTTATGCGGCGGCACAGATCTACAATATGCTCATGGAGTATAAGGGGAATGTCGCCGTCAAGATTGACGGGATTGCGGCATCAGCTGCATCCGTTGTTGCAATGGCAGGAACGACCGTTGAGATTTCTCCCTTGGGGATGTTGATGATCCACAACCCGATGACTGTTTCCATCGGAGACACGCACGAGATGGAGCGAACAATTGCGTTCCTCTCCGAAATCAAGGAGAGTATCATCAACGCCTATGAGATCAAGACGGGACTGTCTCGTGCGAAGATTTCACGGCTGATGGATGCCGAAACGTGGATGAACGCAAAGAAGGCGGTGGAGCTTGGATTTGCGGATTCTGTTCTCTATGCGGACGTTCAGCGTCCTATGACGGATACGGCAGACGGACTGATCTTCTCACGTGCCGCCGTCACGAACTCTCTGCTCTCGAAATTCGGGCAGGGGACACAAAATACCAATGTCGATGCAGAGCCGTTTAAGAAGCGGCTCTTTTCTATTTCACATTAACGGAGGGACAAGAACATGGATAAGATCATGGCAATGCGCGAGAAGCGTGCAGAAATGTGGGAACAGGCAAAGCAGTTTCTGGATTCTCACGAAAAGGACGGTCGTCTTACGGCAGAGGATGCCAAGGCGTACGAGCAGATGGAGAATGAGGTACTTGCGCTCGGCAAGGACATCGAGCGCATGGAGCGTCAGGCGATTCTTGATGCGCAGCTTGCAAAGCCTGTCACGGCGGCGATTACCAATATGCCGGGGGCAGGTGCAGGATTGTCTTCTGAAAAGACAGGGCGTGCAAGTGAAGGCTATCGCTCGGCAATGCTCAAAGCACTTCGCACGAACTTCCGGCAGGTGGAGAACGTCCTGCAGGAGGGCGTGGATGCCAACGGCGGCTATCTCGTTCCCGAGGAATACGATCAGCGTCTCATTGACGTTCTGAATGAGGAGAACGTTCTGCGTCCGCTTGCGACGGTAATCACCACGAGCGGGGAGCACAAGATCAACATCGCCGCCACGAAGCCTGCGGCATCGTGGATTGAGGAGGGTGCACAGCTCACCTTTGGTGAGGCGACCTTCGACCAGATTGTTCTTGACGCGCACAAGCTCCATGTTGCGGTCAAGGTCACGGAGGAACTTCTCTACGACAACGCTTTCAACCTCGAGAACTACCTCATCGAGCAGTTCGGCAAGGCACTGGGCAACGCAGAGGAGGACGCGTTCCTCAATGGCGACGGAACGCACAAGCCGAAGGGGCTTCTCATTTCGGCAAAGACATCCGTCACCACGACAGCGGCAGACCTTAAGGCGGATGAACTCGTGACACTCGTCTACAGCCTTAAGCGTCCCTACCGCAAGAATGCGACATTCATCGTCAACGACCAGACGCTTGCAAGCATCCGCAAGCTCAAGGATGCCAACGGCGCATATTTCTGGCAGCCGTCGTACCAGATGGGTGAACCCGACCGTCTGCTCGGCTATCCCGTGTATTCCTCGGCATATATGCCCGCAATCACAGCGGGCAAGACCGTCATCGCATTTGGCGATTACTCCTACTACAACATCGGGGATCGCGGCACTCGCGCCCTGCAGGAACTCAAGGAGCTGTTCGCGGGCAACGGCATGGTCGGATATGTCATGAAGGAGCGCGTGGACGGGAAGCTCGTTCTTGAGGAAGCCGTGCAGACACTCAAGATGAAGGGCTGATATACAATGAAAAGAGGGGCAATACATAGCGTTGCTCCTCTAAAGTATCTGTCTGCTGTTTGACGTGAAAAAATTTGTCGGACTAGATCCCCAATGTTCGATAGAAACTTTCTTCGATGACACGGCGTTGTCGTTTGAGTACGGGGCTGTAGCCCATCGTATCGTTATAGAAGCGCATATTGTAGGCAGACACAAAGGCGACTTCTGCACTTAGGGGGATTAACGGATCTCCGTCTGCGTGACAATAATCACGATTTATATTCCAGTCCATCCAACCGTTTCTCGTAAGATAAGATACAGACTTCCTATCCCAGTTGTAGCGGAAATATTGGGTAGAGGTTCCTATTATTGTATAGGGCCCCCCTACATATGTCTTGTGCTGTCTCCAAAAATCCTCGGAGAATTGGACACGAATGATGTTGATGGCAATTTGGTAATTGGGAGGATCGTATGTTTGTACGGCTACAGACGACTTATCTGCGTAACTTCCTACCCCCATACCACCATCGACAAGCACCAAATTTCCGGTATTCATCGTTTCGGGATAAGGATCAGCATTGACAATCAGGCATGGAAGCATGATAAGCATGGTTAGCAACAAGGTTTGCAGTGTTTTTCGCATGAGAGTACTCCTTTCATGTAAAAAAATCCCTATGCGTTTATGTAAAATATTTCTATAACATTAGAAAATATCCTGCAAACATTATGAAAATAGAAAGGGAGGTGGTTCTATGCTTGTGCCGCTTGCAGCAGTCAAGCAGTACCTGCGGATTGACGGAAATGAGGAGGACGATCTCCTCACACATTTTACGGAAACGGCAGAACAAATCTGTATGGCACTTCTGCGCGTGAAGAAGCTGTCCAAGGTTGAAGATCAGGCGATTGTGCGTGTTGCAATTCTCTACGCCGTGTCTTATCTCTATGAACACAGAGAGGAAGCGGACCATCGAGGGCTTGCGCTGACTCTTCGCACCTTGCTTTTCGGTGTGCGGAAGGAGGTCTTTTAGATGCGAGTATCCATGAGCGAACTGCGCCATCGAATCACCTTTCTTCGTCTCGTAACAGATACGGACGATGAGGGAAATATCCTCTCATCGTCTGTGCAGGAGATTTCAAAGGCGTGGGCGCTCGTTATGCCCTTTGCCGCGAAAATCTCCGACGGCTATGCGGAGAAGGTGCAGGAGGTGGATTATCGTGTCGTTGTACGCTACCGCACAGATGTGCGAGTGACGGATCGTATCCGTTGGGGCAATAAAACACTCACACCGATTGCACCGTCATATCCGCTCGGCGGGAAGAAACGGTGGCTTGTTCTGGAATGCAGGGAGTTGGTGGAAGATGGCTAGATATAGAGGTTTCGTCTCTGCCGAGAAGATTCTATCGGAACTCGGCGCGGAGGCGACGGCTGCGGCAAAGGAAGCCCTCGCACACGGAGCGGACGATGTGGTCGCGGAGGCAAAGAACCGCTGTCCTGTCTATACGGGAACAGATAAGCGCGTGGTGAAGGGCGCACTGCGCGACTCCATCCACAAGCGACTGCGCAGAAAGGACGGCTCTGTTTGGAGGATTGCGGCGGATGCGGAGTCTCAAGATGGCGTTCCCTATGGTGTGCTTGTCGAGTTCAGCCCACGCATCAACAAGCCATTTCTCTATCCCGCGCTCGATGTCAAGAAGGACGGGATCCGTTCTGCCATCGTGGATGCCGTGCGATCTGCCATTCGGAGGAGAGGGAAATGAGTACGGCACGGATGGTGTATCAGGTACTTGTGCGCTCGAAGGAACTCTCGCAGCTTCTTGCACATGGGAAAAAGAGCATCTATCACGGACGCAGTCCCAATGCGGGGACGTATCCGATTCTCGTCTACTCTGTCATTTCCGACGTTCCCGCACTCTCGGCAGATGGTATGGAGTTCGAGCGGCGCGTGACGATACGCATTCATATTCTGACGAAGGATGGGAGATTCGGAGAGATCCATCGAGCGGTGCAGAACGCGCTTCTGCCGCTCGGCTTTGTAAGGGCGCAGACGCAGGAGTTCGTTGAGAAAGATATATTCGTGGAAATCACAGATTACAGAACAGTAGTGGAGGGAGAGTAATATGCCAAGTCCAACACCAACAGCAAAGCCTGCCGCAAATCTTACGAGCGGGCAGTTCATCAACATCCAGAAACTTCATATCGCCAAGATGCTCACCGATGTAGCAGGAGGAGCGGCGACCTACGAAGCTCCGATTCCGCTTGGGAAGCTCTTGCGCAAGGTGGACATCAAGCCGCAGACGAATCAGGCGGAGCTTTTTGCCGACGGTCAGTCCGTGGATACGGCGTCGAATACCGCATCCTACGATCTGACGTTTGATACCGCCGCATTGCCGCTTGAGTATGTCGCATACCTCCTTGGACACAGTATCGAGAATGGCGTGATGAAGGCGGGCAAGGACGATGTTGCTCCGTACTTCGCCGTCCTCTTTCAGTCGGATAAGCGCAACGGGAAGAAGCGTTTCACCAAGTTCTACAAAGTCCAATTCCTCGAACCCTCGGAGTCCGGCAACTCGAAGCAGGAGAGCATCCAGTTCGATACGCCGACACTGACGGCAAAGGCAATCTACCGTCTCTCGGACGGGCTGTCCTACGTCAAGGCTGACGAGGAGGCAGCGGGCTTTGCCGCAGAGACAGGCTCGAAGTGGTACGAGCAGGTCTGAGGGAGGACATGATGGATACACCGAAACTGCATATTGCGGGCAGGGAGATCACGCCGCATCCTCCAAAGATGAAGGTATGGCGCGAATTCCTTGCTTTTTTTGATGCCGACAAACAGGATATGAATCTTGAGGACTTTTTGGAGGCGCACGTTCGTCTGATCGTTCTCGGATTCGGACGTGATGATGTCACAAAAGAAGTCATCGACGAAAATGTGGATGTCGCGGACATCGTACCGTTGACGCGCTCCCTTTTCCGTTGGATTCAGTCGCTGACCTTCTCCAAACTGGTGAACCTCCCAAACGGAGAGACGGGGAAAGAGGCGTAGTTCTTTCTCCGTACCAGAATTTACTGCGCTATTACGAGCGGCTGCAGTCCGCTTACGGGTGGACGATGCACGAGGTTGATTCCCATGAGGTCGCTTTTTTGCTCGATCAGCTTGTGGTAACGGCACTGTGCGAACAGCAGCAATGTGAACGCTATATTGACGACGTGATGTAGGGAGGGGATGGAGTGGCAAAGCGCGGACAAAAGATTGATGAACTCTATCTCGACATCGGTCTCAACATCGCACAGCTGCAGCTGGACTT